TTTTAAAGGTTGGGGTGAATATGGATTACAAAGAGTTTTTGAAACGAAAAGAGGTTGTCGATATTCCAACAGGCCACGAACCAAAAGAAATTAGCAGCGTCCTGTTTGACTTTCAGAAAGATATAGTTCGTTGGGCTATTCGTCGTGGAAGAGCTGCGCTTTTCTGTGATTGTGGCCTTGGCAAAACAGTTATGCAACTCGAATGGGCAAAACATGTGCACGATAAAACAGGCGGAAATGTGCTGATATTGGCACCGCTTGCAGTATCGACGCAAACTGTTAGGGAGTCAAGAAATCTACTCGACATGCCTGTGAAAATTTGTGCAGATCAAAGCGATGTAGAGCCAGGAATAAATATAACAAACTACGAAAAACTTCACCACTTTGACACATCTGCTTTTGATGGTGTTGTTCTTGATGAATCGTCAATTATTAAACATCATACCAGTAAAACGAGGGACCAACTTTTAAACGCATTTGCACGAACTCCATACCGGCTCGCATGTACTGCAACACCATCGCCAAATGATTTTATGGAGCTTGGCAATCATAGCGAGTTTCTCGGAGTTATGACCAGATCAGAAATGCTTTCAATGTATTTCGTGCATGACGGCGGCGACACGGCTAAATGGAGATTGAAAGGCCATGCACAAGCAGAGTTTTGGAAATGGCTGTGCTCATGGGCTGTAATGGTAAGGAAACCTTCTGATCTTGGATATTCTGACGATAACTTTGTTGTTCCTGAAATTGAATACAATAGCCATGTGATAAAGGCTGATAAACCACTGCCGGGGATGTTGTTCGCCATACCTGCATTGACTCTGATCGACCGGCGCACAGCCAGAAAAGAAAGTGTTGTTGAACGATGCAAACTTGCCGCTGATCTTGTCAATAACTCAGATGAAAGTTGGGTTGTCTGGTGTGGGCTTAATTCTGAAAGCGAAACGCTCAACAGGCTTATTCCAAGCGCAATTGAAGTGAAAGGCTCGCATGACAACAGATATAAAGAAGATGCGATGAACGGCTTTACCGATGGGAAATACAGCAGCATAATTAGTAAAGCATCAATTGCAGGTTTTGGCATGAACTGGCAGCATTGCCGGAATATGATCTTTGTCGGCCTGTCTGATTCGTTTGAGGAATTTTATCAGGCCACAAGAAGGTGCTGGAGGTTTGGGCAAAAAAGGAAAGTTCATGCCCATATTATAACATCCGAACTTGAGGGCGCAGTTGTTGCGAATATCAAAAGAAAAGAGGCCGACGCGTTGAATATGGCATCGAGTATGGTTGACCACATGAGCAGCATATCAAGTGCTGAAATAAAAGGCATAACTCGCAGCGAGAATATTTACAATCCATCGCAGCAGATAATTATACCAAGATTTTTGGAGGCAGCATGAGCGTAATAAATCAAGAGCATGGCGAGGGATGGACTTTATATAACGGCGATTGCGTGGAAGTAACGAAAATGTTACCGGATGAAAGCATAGACTTTTCCGTGTTTTCTCCGCCGTATTTATCGCTTTATACATATTCAAACTCCCCTCGTGATATGGGGAATACAAGAAACGATAAGGACTTTATGCAAGGTTTTTCTTTCCTTGTTGAGCAGCTTTATAGGCTCATTAAACCAGGGAGAATAATTGCCGTAGATTGCATGAATGTTCCGATGATGAAGGAGCGTGATGGGCATATTGGATTGAAAGATTTCCGGGGCTGGTTGATTCAATGTTTCATTGATATGGGTTTTATTTTTCACTCCGAACATTGCATGTGGAAAGACCCGTTGATCGAGGCAACCAGGACAAAGGCGCTCGGATTGATGCACAAACAACTTTGCAAGGACTCTGCAATGTGCAGGGCCGGAATACCTCAGTATATTGTTGCATTCAGAAAGCCAGGTGAAAATAAAAACCCGGTGGCGCACAACAAAGGGCTTGAATATTTCCACGGAGAAAACCCTCCTGAGCATGGCAATCTGTCACACGAGAGATGGAGAAGATACGCTTCACCTGTTTGGATGGATGTTAATTTCAACGATACTTTGAACTTCCGGGCAGCAAGGGAAGAAAGCGACGAAAGGCATATTTGCCCAATGTCTTTGGATGCTATCGGCAGGTGTTTAACGCTATGGTCGAATAAAGGCGATGTCGTTCTTTCTCCGTTTGCTGGCGTTGGTTCTGAGGGGTATCAATCGTTGATGATGGAAAGAAAATATATCGGCATCGAATTGAAAGGCTCTTATTTCAACGAGGCAATAAGAAACCTGAAAAAAGCCACTCCGAAAAAGCAGATGTCAATATTTTAGTTTTCATATATTGCGAGGTAATTATGGAATTAGCTGACAATCCATTCACTGACGACCCAATATCAACGGACCGCAACCAATATTGCGGCAAGTGCTACAAGATTGACCACCGGAATAAACGGTGTGAAAAGTTTGACGCCGATTTGAAATTGTTGTGTCCTGGTCGGTTGCCGGTTTTTGAGAAGTGTGAAGCGTGCAAGGGTGCAAAGCTATGAGTAGGTGCAGAAGCATAAAGCCGGGGTTTTGGCTCAACGAGGAATTGGCGTCATGCAGCATGGCAGCAAGGCTTTTATTCCCTGGGTTGTGGTGCTTGGCAGACAAGGATGGTCGGCTTGAATACAGGCCGGCAAAGATAAAGGCGCAACTGTTTCCATACGACAAAGTATGTATAGAATCGCTTGCCGTGGAATTACACGGCAAGAAATTTATTTTCGTGTACGAAAATGAAGGAAATTTATACATCCAAATTAACAACTTCATTAAACATCAGAACCCACATCCGAAGGAAAAGAGTAATGGCTATCCAGAGCCTGTAAATATCTGTGAATATGATGGAAATTTAAAAAAATTTAATTTCACGGCAAGAAATTTAATTTTACCTTTTCCTTCTTTTCCTTCCTCTTCCTTGATTCCCTCTTCTGTTCCTAATGTTCCATTTGAACGTTTCTATGAAAAGTACCCAAAGAAAAAAGCAAAAGAGGACGCGAGAAAAAAATGGAACACGTTGAAGATCGATGAAGAATTGTTTGCGAAAATGATAGCAGCGCTCGAACTACAAAAGGAGTGCGACGACTGGAAAAAGAACAACGGGCAATACATTCCCCTCCCTGCAACATGGTTGAACGGCAGGAGATGGCAGGACGAAATTATGAACACGACAGAAAGCGAGTGGGGAAATTAAAAAATGAACTCAAAAATTGAATCAGCATTGGTCGGCTCGCTCCTTGTAGCTCCTGAAAAGATAATTGCAGTTGCCGACAGGGTTAAGCCTACCGATTTTCAAGACGTTAAGGCGCAGACCGCATACAGCGCAATAGTGGGTGAATGGCGACAAAGAAAGCCTGTTGACGTTATCAGCATAGCGGCAGTTATTCCAGAACTCGCCGTTTACCTTGCTAAATCAACGAATGATGCATTTCCGCCAAGTATCAAAAATTTTGCCCACGAGATAGCCGAGAGTGCGCGGGAAAGGAGGATCAGGGCGGGCCTTGAGGCGGCGGCAATATCTGGGGCAAAACCGGATAACATGCTGTCTGACATAATGAAAATTTATCAACACGAGCTTTCCCCAGGGAAGAAAAGCGCTGATATCTCGGCTGTGCTCGGTAGGGTCGATAAGATCGTGCAGAAAAATAAAGCGAATGGCCGGCTCGGTTTTCAAACTGGCATCAGTTTTCTTGAAAATCTTTATGTCCGGTATGTTCCGGGCCACATCTGGACAGTTGGAGGGTTCACGAGTGTTGGTAAAACGGCAACCATGGTGCAAATGATCTGCAATTTGCTCTCTCTTGGGGAAGGGGCAAAAATACTCGTTGTTTCGACTGAGATGACCGAGGAGCAGGTTGTCGCAAGGATCGTAGCCAATTTCACCGGGGTGCACTCCATGCGGATATTGTCGAGTAGTTTCCACAACGCCGAAGAGGAAAACACGGTTGAAACAGTCAAAGAATCTCTCAGAAAATCACAACTGACGATTTACGACGACATTTACCGGCTGGAAGAGATAGAAACTGTGTTCCGCAAGGCAGACTTGCAGGGTGGTGTAAATGTCGGGTTTATCGACTACGTGCAAAACTGCAAATGGCCTGAAGCAAAAAGCCAGTACCAAGAGCAAAGCGAAATGGCAAAGCGGTTTCAGGTATTGGCAAAGGATGTGCGGGCAACGCTGGTTTGTCTCTCACAGGTATCGAACGATGTAGGCCGGGGCAACACGGACCAGCTTGAACTCAAAGGGGCCGGCGAATGGGCTGCGGTTTCCGATTTGGGGGTAATGCTCGCCCGCCATAAAACCGAGAAACACCGGCTGAAGTTTTCCGTCAAGAAAAACCGGCATGGTGCTTTGTCTGAAATCGAAATGGAATACAAAGACAATTTTACCAGGCTTGAAGAGAGGTTGATTTAGCCAAGAAACAATCAAAACGGCAGCGTGGCGCAACGATAATACCACCACGCGGTAGATTGTATGCACCACGCTGCATCAAGAAGTTATTGAGGCGTATAGAGATGAGAGCGAGAAAAATAAAAGACCTTACCGGGCAGAGATTTGGAAAACTCACCGCCCTGCAATACATGGGACAAAAACAGGGTAGCGCAATATGGCAATGTCGGTGCGAATGTGGTAAAATATGCGTTAGGAACAGAGTCCATTTTTACAACGCGAAAACGCCATCTTG